GTGTTACAAACACATTTATGTTTACCGATTCAGGATTAGAGAATGTTCTCTGACCCAACAAGTAAGCGTAGTAGTCAGTGTTTGCCCAATCAACAGTGTTATCTCCAACTGTTATTTGTTTAAATGCTCCCCATCCAGTTGCGTTTGGATATCTAGTATCCGCACATGCTCCCTTTAGATACCCACTTCTACCCAAGATGAATCTGTCACTATTAGTTCTATACTCTCTATAGATATCCCATCCATCAAATCCTCCCTGACATAAGAAAGTAAACTTACGTGCATAAATTCTGTAATATGGATTTGTCTCTTCGTCTGGGTCAGAAGTAAATGGTGCCGAACCTACATCAAATGCCGCAGAACCTGAGGTTGTGTAACCATTTGCAATAGTAATACCTGTCGCATTAACGTCCATATGGAAACCTTTAGTTTGATAATCCCAATCAGAGGCCGATACCGAGTTACAAACCGAGAATACCGGTAATTGCTTACCTTTATATTGGTAAAAATCAACATCAATACCGACAGTATCTGAAATACCCAAATAGGTTCTTCTAACATTATCACCAGGACTTGCAACAGAATCATTTCCTCCGGTTGCCAATCCAAATGGTGGGTCATATACTATCTCACCAGGATAATCGTATTTTGTTTTGTAAACAGGGAATGGAGGATTAACTGAATCACCATAACTTCTCATTGTATAACCCAAGAATCCACAAGGTAATGCATCAATCGGTGCATCCTCATTGATTTCAATCATTATAAATTTAGAATTCAAAGCGTATTCACCATCTTTAGTTCCTATTTTTTTAGCAATAAACGAATTATCTGATGGGTCCATACTACAATTAGTAAATTTCTCAATAACTTGTGGATTTGAATCAGAATCAAAGAAGTCTCTAACTAAAACGTCAAATGTACCATTGTTGAATGAAATGTTAGCTATTGAAATTTTAACTTCACTATTCGCCGAGTTACCATCCGAAATAGTTGTGAATTTAAATAAGTTGTAAACTTTATTACCTCTCAATTCTGAAACAACCCAAGGTGATGATGGAGACTGATATTGGTCTAAATACCAAGCGATTGACGATGGGTCACTATCCTGTCTTGCATTTGGTAAAGATATTAATTCACAATTTAAACCTCTAATATATCCTTTTCTATAACCATAATTAAGTAAAGATTGATATTTTTCTTCTACGAATAATGGAACGATTGTTCTAGGTTTAGCAAAATTACTAGCTCCAAAAACTTTACTGATGTATTTTGGGTCTGAATTTGTGAAAGAAGTCTCAAAGAAGAAGTTTTCTCCATCCTTATTCGTAACATTCAAACCGAATGTTGCAAAAGGATTTTTAGTGATTCCTGAATATGGACCACTACAGTTCATAGAAACATCATTCAAATTCGGAACCTCATATACTGCTCCGTCATCTGATGAATATGTTGCCAATCCTCTAGAACGTAATGTTGCGATAACTAAATTGTCGTAAAGAACATATGATTGTCCTGACCAAGTAAAAATTGCACCACCAACTGTACCACTATAACAAGTTAAAACAGAACCGACATTACCACTTCCAGTATTACCTGTAGATGGTAAAGCAACACATGGGTCTTGAATTGTTACACTAACAGTAAAGTTTGTTGTAACCGATGAATCCGTTGAAACTAAGACATATGTTAATGGACCCGCGTCAAAGTTATTTGTTGTTACATTACTTTCTTGAGAATTACTATCTACAGTTATGGTTGTAGTACAAGAACTGAACGTACTAGTAACTTGAGTTAAATCGGCACCATTGAAAGACGCATATGGTAAAACAACTGTTATTGTATTTGTATTATAATTGATACTTCCGGTGATACCTGAAACTGAGTAACTAAAGAAAGTTGCACAATTATCATCAGAAGAGGTTTGGTTAATAGATGTTACATAAGAATAATATGATGAACCTGTATAACCTGAATTACCCGTTCCATCAAACAATGCATAATACCACGGGTCATTACTTGAATCTGAATAATTTATTTCAGAAGTACTTAACTTACTTAACCCGAAAACATTAGTGGATGCACTAAGGGTTGTGGCGGTAAGTGCCTCGTAAATATCTGATTCTATAGCACCATAATAGTAAATTGATGTTGTTTGTTGAGTATTACCTAAAATAACATCATATATTTGTTGTTTAAAATCAGCACCAATACTAGATATACCTCCATCAAATTTTTCATATGGTAAATTAAATTTTGGTAAAATATAATTTATAAAGTTCTCACAAGGTTCAGGTGGGTTTTGACCAAGGTTACAAGGGTCAGGGGCGAAAAACGCAACTGAATTTAACCCTGAATTACATCCCGAAAAATTAAATTCAAAAGGAAGTACTTCAAATTCTATACAAACCTGTCCACAACCTGATGGGTCCGCAGAAAAAGTAATACAATTTTGACCTACCGTTGTTGGGTTAACATTAGCAACGGTTGAGAATGACCAAGATGGCCCGGCATCATAACCTGATAAACCTAATATTCTTGTAACAAATAATTGATTTGATTGTTGTAAATATGATTTAGCAATATATGCCGACTCATATTTTGGAATTTGCGTGTTTATAAATTTTTCGGGTGATGTTCCTCCAAAATAGGTTGAAAATTCATCAAAATTAGTGATAAAAATCGGCTCAAACGCCGGTCCTTTTTGGGTTTCACCAACAATACCTAAAGTTGTAACACCCACACTTTGTGATACAAAACTTAAGTCGACCTCAGATGTGTAAACACCAGGAGATACAAATACTTTACTGTTCGATGCCATTATAGTTTCTTTTGTTTATAATTTATTTTATAGATAAATATTTGATAAAAAATCAAAGTTCTTTACTTTAGTACAAGTATTTATAAATTGGGCAGACTATTTTCTGCCTTTTTTATCTTATGTTGCAGAATGGTCGAGAAATAAAGAATTTAAAGATATCTAAAGATGTTCACAAACTACTAAAGGAATATTGCGACAAAAAAGGGATTAAAATCTATAGATTCTTAGAGAAATTGATTATTGAAACCTGTAAAGAAAAAAAGGATATCTACGGAGAAGATTAAACAAGAAGATTATTAAACATCATAAAAGTTTCTGAATAATAATCACTTTTACTCACTACGATTTTGAGTTCATCGTTAGTGTTGAGCTGTATAAGATTAGTATTATCCCCAAAATAGTTACCATTAATATAGACAGAGAATGACGAAACATTTTCACTACTACCTAATGACATATTAATTGAATAGTCGAATTTTTTTACGTATTCATCAATCCCTTCTTCGAAAGATATTTTAAGTTCGGTACCATTTGGATTTGAATTCTTTTTTCTTCCTCTTTTGACTCTTTTATCATCAGATTCTTGTAACTGTAGTAGTCTATTTATTGCCGGAGAAACCTCGAACTCGTTCTCATCTATTAAAAAACCCAACATAGTAAATTCATAGCTTTGAATGTAGAATTTTCTTTTTTCTAAATCCAATACAGATTCATCGCTAATATTACCCATTATGATTGGTATATAATGTCCTTTGATTACTTGGTAAGCCTGTCTAGATGAAAATTTTTCTATGACATTTTTATTAAATGAGTTTAGTTCTCTCATTCTATTACAAATTATTTTAACAGAATAAGTAATATCCACAGGGACTGGTTGGGGTATTTTATAAACGTCGTATCCATTTCTGTTACCATCCCAAGTTGGTACTTGTGCATAAAAATAAAGTCTACGATTAGGTATAGTGTATAATACTGAGGGATTGGTGCCAAACTTAACCTCGGGATTTCTAACTACAGTCATAAAAGGAGGTTCTGTGTTTTTGTCTAGGTTTTGGAAATCCCAAGTTTCGGTAAATTGTGACCAATTTTGTGTTGTTATAAGAATATCAACCATAGGTATGGTTTTTCCATCAACTACAGTTTTTAAGGAATCTTTTACAAAATCTAAAAACCCTTTATCTAAATCGGCATGTAAAAGAGATTTTGGTAGAAAAGTTCCGTCTTTAGATATTTTATCCGCAAGTTCGTGTCTTCTACTTAATAAAGTTTTTGATTCCGTAAGAGGAATATGTTTTTTTATTTTTTTTGGTAAAGGCATTATTCTTTGTTATTTCTTCCACAATTATGGCATATATATGGGTCGTGTCCACCATCAGAAAGCATCCAAGACCAACCACATTCATCACAAATCACTTTTTCAGAATCAACCATTTCTGTTAATCTCTGTAGTTGTTCGTCTGTTATTTTAATTTTCATAATCCTCTAAATTCATTATTTGTTACAGGAGACGCGGTTATTGTTCTATAAAACGGTAGGTAACCAGCGTAAGTGTGTTTATTGTCTGACGTAACACGTCCATCATTATTTACAGTGTAATATCTAACTCTAGATTCTGTTTCATAATATCCTATATAATCACCAAAGTTAATTTCAATATCTAATTCTTCTAAATGTTTTTGGTAAACTGAAATTCTTATATTACCTGGTTCTAAATTTTCTATTTTAGAGTTACCCAAATTCTTATTTTCAGGTGCCATAACTTGTACAAATGCTTTGAACTCTACTGGTGGATGAAACTTTATACCATCAGTAAGGGTCTCACCATATACGTCATCCGTTTTGGTTTTATATCTATCAACTCGATATAATACCAAAGTAAAATTCATATCCCCATGAAGCCATTCTTCACCCATAGAGATGTCGAGGTCGTAATCCTCGGCTCCAAAAAATTTACCAATACGTGAGATTGGGACCCTCGGTTGTGCCATATTGATAAATATCTAAATTTTACTATTTTTATATATGATAAATTTGTTTTGGAAACAAGTCAGTTAGAAAATATTATTGAGAGTAGAGCTCTAACTATATTAGAGTCATATTCGGGTGCGAATAATTATATTTTAAGTCTTAAAATCAAAAAAGAATCCAATAAAAAGTTTTATCCTACGAGAGCCCAATCAGAATATATTACAACTTACCACACTGTATCTCCTAAAGTTGCAAAAAAATGGGTTGATTTAGACCCTTACTTTGCAAAAAAGATTGCTGACGAGAAATTATATTCTGATATACCAACTGAGGTATGGATTGAAAAATTACTTGTTGAAAAAGAAAAGTCGTACCATGTTTGGGGTAAGGTATTCTCAGGAGAAACTCTACATGATTTTTGGTTACCTAAGGGTGCTCTCATTAAAACCCATGTTATAAAGGATGTTAAGATTGATTACGAAAAATATAAACATAGACCTCCATTAGAGCACCAAAAAATTGCCATTGAAAAGTTAGTAGGCAGTACTAGATTTATTTTGGCTGACGATATGGGTTTGGGTAAAACC